CATTGATGAGTTGTTATGGATGTATAGATGAAAACAACAAGCCTTACTACGAAGTGCTTTATAGATGGGGTGGATTTGGTGAAAAGTGGCTTACGAAAACATCTCGCTTAAATCATGATGAATTAGTCAAATACTTGGGCGAATATAAAGGTCTTGTCGGCAAAGTGATTGATATCTGGTTCTTAAATAAATTTGAACAACCGAAAGAACTCAAAGACCTTTACATAAAAGGCGGATACCATAACCCTGAACAAATGTTCACTGATGAAATTCAAATCAACGGCGAATGGTTCCACCCAATGACAAGAGCGCCACAAAACATGTGCTATGCGTTCGACAAATACGGCAACAAATACGTTGTTATCTCCGTTCATCCTGAATGGCTTAGCCTAATCTTGAACGGATTAAAAGATGTTGAACTTAGAAGAAAAGTCTTAAAGGAGATGTTATAAAAATGATTCTAAAAACTACTGAAAAGAAGATAAGAGATAACAACTGGGATCACCACATTTATGAACCAGGTTGCTTTTTTAAAGAAATCGATGGCGTTAAGATTGAACTCGTAGAAAAAGACTACGAAGAACACCAGGATGAAAAAGAGTCCGACTATGAAGTATTCTACTTTGCCGATCCCAACTCTCCTGATGGTATCGTTTCCATAGGTCAAGAATTAAAGAAACTGGAGATGAACAACAAAGGAACTACTAAGATTGAATTAAAAAGACACGATATATTAAAAATCCAAGACAGAAAATATAAGTGGACTCATTTTTCACTTGTCGAAGCCGTAAACGATTCGGACAGCCGTTTTTGTCGTTATATCTTAAATGGTTGCCCAGGATTTAATGATGATTTTATGGACTTCGACCATAGCATGGAAATCATTGGTGTTTGGCGCTACGATGAAACTACCGATAGTTTTGTAAAAATCTATGAAAAAGAAGAATCAAAAACTGGAGATTAAATAATCATGCAAATCAAAATTAAAGAAATCAGTAAAGAAAAACTCGAAAAAAACGGTTGGGAATATAAACCACATGCGGAACTTTATTGCAAGAAAATTAATAATTGTTCAGTTTGCGTTCGAGAACCAGACAGCGTGTTGCCGTTTGAATGTTGGATTCCAAACATGGAAGACCATACACCAGAAGACCTAATCGCCATTGCCGAAGAACTCAAAAAACTAGAGGAGAACCACTTATGAAAGAATTAGAAGAAATCGAAAATATCGAAGTAAGAAAAGAAGCGTTTAAATTACTTGAGATTTTTGAAGAGGGCTTTTTAAATAGCGAATTAGATTTAGTCATTTGCCACCCTGTCAATCCAGTTGATATTTGTGATGATTTTAATTACAAACTATTGCATGGTATGGGTAGAAATGTTTACTGCAACGTTTATTTCAATATAGGCACTTGTGAAAGCAAATTAGAAGTCCAAAGAAAAGTGTTGGAATATTGGTCAAGAAGCGCTTCAAAAGCCATGTTTGCTGGAAAAGAAGTAAACGATATAATTCATAAATACATTAGAAACGGAATAAATGAATATCTAAAAACAAACTTTACTGCCGAAGATATGGAACTTATTTACGACTATTTAGGAAACGGAATAAACCATTCTCTTTGTGAAAAATTCATAGAAAGTAAATATGATATGAAGTTATTAGGTAAGGAGATTGAAGAATGACAGGACAAGAATTAAAATCTCGTTTTCTCGACGAAAGAGAGCGCCTTTTATGCCACAATTGCAAATGGCGTTATTGCCCTACTTACGAATGCAAATTGCTAGACAAGGCAAAAGCGTTGACCTATAAGCAATGGGACAACGTTGCAAAGATAGTCAAAAATGAAGAAATATTTATCGAATTGCCAAGTGAAATCATGAAAAGGAGAGTCAAGCATGACAAGCATTGAAACCCTAGAAAGGGTCAAAAGCAAACTCACACCTGACGAATACAACTCAATCGCAAATGACCTCGTTTTATTAGCGAGAATCTGGTACGCCGCAACATCCATCAGCAATGATGAAATCATCATCGATAGAGTAAGAGACGATGGCTCAATTGCCAAATTTGTGAACACCGAAAGAAAGGACTTAGAAAGATGCCTAAAAAACTAGAATATGTCGACTTCAAGAAATCACTTAAATACTACCAATGGAGAGTCAAAACCAGAACTGAAAAACTCAAGAAATACCAGGAAATGAACGCTCCGAAAGTTATCATCGAGAACGAAGAAAAACTTCTCCAGCGAGACAAGGACAATCTCACCCTGAATCGAGTCGCAGTCTATATGTACAACAAGGGCTTTGAATCAGGCAAGGAATTTGCCCAGATGGAAAGATTGAAGAACGCTCTATTCAAAAAGCCCTATGGCAAGGACAAGGACAAAAAGCCGTTCAATAATAACACCAACAGAAACGCCAATAAGAACACCTTCAGGAGCAAGAACTGGCGACCAAATAAACATAAGTAACATTACTAAAAGTAATTAAAAAAAGAGTAATTAGGGATAAATAAATTTAAGGAAGTTAAGACAAAGAAACAAACACAAACAAAGTGAGGTATTACCACATGTCTAAAAAGAACTTCTGGTTACTCTTTCCCTTCATCGTCTTCATCCTACTTGTCTGCCTGACAATTCTCATCGCTTACAAGTTCAGTTAAAAAAACAAGCTGAAAGGAAAACGCATCATGAAAAGCAAATTCCGAACCGCACTGGTTGTTATCATCTTTCTAGCATACATCTCACTCATGATCGCAATCTTTGCTAAAAGATTCTCTTAATACGAATCAATTCGACAGAACGAAAGGACAAACCCAAACATGAAAAAAGTCACAATCGCACTCAAAGACAACAACTCTCTCATCCTTGATGATGTCAAAGAAATCAACGATGACAGATTAGCTTTGATTCTTACAATCAAGGACTCTGAAGGCAAGGATGCCGAGATGAGCATCGCCAACGTTCTCATCAAGAAGTACACTGTCGCAGTCACAAAAGACTAACAATCCAGGTTAACTCGAGACAAGGAATCTCGTTTAACATATACTCTCTTTATGAACGGAAGCGGTAGCCCAAAGCAAGACCACTCGATATAAAAAATATCGAAAATCAGCGAAACAGGGTGAGTCAATACAGCAAAACGGCGATACACATCAATCGCGGATAGATTCACAATTAAGGTGGCATAGCTCCACACTACCGCTTTCTCTCTATTTAGTAACTTACTAGGAGAATATAATTTCACATGAAAGATTTAAAAGAAAACATAAATATAAATAATCTTAATAAAGACAAGAAAAAGAAATTTAAGTTACCTAAACCCTCTTCTCCAGTTCATCCTCTCAAACCGCTCAAGTTCAATCATTCTCCTTCCTCTTCGCCTCTTGTTGTCTTTAAAATCATCATAAGTCCAACGATCACATTTTTAAAAGACCACAAGATAAAAGATGCTACTCACCTCATAAATTCCCAAATCACCGACAAGAAAGCCTTCTTCCAGGTGTTCGACTCATCTCCTAGCCTACACGATCAGTCACTTAAACAATCCTGCTCTTTCCCTGGATAACGTTCGCCAGACTGAATTCTTCAGAGCTCATCGCAATTTACTTCTAGAACGTGGTCACATTCTCATTAATGACATCCAGTTCTCAATTGTTCATCCTAGAAGTCGTTAACTAATCGTTGACCATTTCAAAAAAGATTTATCGATAAACACGAGGGTTTTGCCAAATCAAAACCCCATTTTTTAATTACTTCTTTTCATTAGATTTAAAATTAAATCAGGAAACACATGTACCTAGATTTCTTGATAATTCTTTCTAAGGTACAACCGCTTCCTCACTCACTGAAAAAACTCATACTCATAGACATTTGCTCCTATGGACTGGTAAGAAAGGCTCATACACTTACCTCGGATGAGTTAGTTCTTACCTAAAATCTCCTTCCATAGAAGTCCTCCTTATAACGCAATCAGAGATTCCATACCTGATTGATGATGACCTCTTACTAACTACTAACATCTACTAGTAGTAGTATTCTCAAACTATCTATCTAAGAAAGAATTATCAATCTTATAAAAAATAAATATTTATTTAATAACTAACAAAGACACTAACACAAAGGAACTTAAAAACAAATGGCACATTCAAAGCATGGAGAGAAAGTCCAGCGATTCTATAACTCAACAGCATGGAGACAAGCTCGTCATCTTTGTGTTGTTCGTTGCCGTGGTCGATGTCAGCAATGCGGAAAGCCTGGCAAGGAAGTTCATCACATCATCCCTCTTGATGAAAAGAACGTTGATGATCCTAACATCTCGCTTAACCAGAACAACCTTACTTTGCTTTGTACCTCGTGTCACAACAAGCAACGTGACATCGAAGAGGAGAATGACAAGGACTACATCTCGTTTACTGACAAAAACGGAGAGTTTATCATTGTCAAAAAAGGTGAAATGTAACCCCCGCCCCTATCTCTTTTTGGTTAGTCGAGACTTACTTGACCGACCCCCCAACCTTCGAAAAATATATCGCCGATTTTCTGAAGTTTGTTTTTTTGAAAAAGGGATACCGCCGACCTGGGCGGTTTTGAGAAGTTTTGAAAGCATTACGAAAGGAGTCAAAAATGGAAATCGTAAACTTAAACATAGAAGACCTTACGCCTTATGAAAAGAACGCAAAAAGGCATCCGCAGGAACAAGTCGACCAAATAGCCGACTCAATCCGCAAGTTCGGAATGAACGATCCAATCGGTGTCTGGGGCGATAAGAACATCATCGTTGAAGGCCACGGAAGATACCTCGCGTGCAAGTTCCTAGGAATCAAGGAAGTTCCGTGCATTCGCCTTGATAACCTGACCGATGCCGAGAGAAAAGAGTACACGCTGATCCATAACAAAACCACGATGAACAGTGGTTTTGAAGATGACATTCTCCAGGAAGAACTGGCGTGGATTTATGAGCACGACAAGTCCATCGACATGAGCAAGTTTGATTTCACTTTTGATATTGAAGAGGAAGAAAACGAAGAAGCTGTCGAAGATGACTACGACGGAGAAGAGAATCTTCCAGAAGAGCCAGTTGCTCAATTCGGCGATATTTATCAGCTAGGCGAACACCGACTTATGTGTGGCGACAGCACAAGCAAAGAAAGCGTCGAAAGGTTGATGGGGGGGGAGTTAGCGGACTTATTGTTCACTGATCCGCCTTACGGAATGAAGAAAGAAGGAGAAGGAGTCGTGAATGACAACCTCAACTTCGACGACTTGTTAGAATTCAACAAAAAGTGGATTCCTCTAAGTTTTTCACATTTAAAGGACAATGGGTCGTGGTACTGCTGGGGCATTGACGAACCGCTAATGGATATTTACAGCGACATCTTAAAACCAATGCAGAAGAAAAACAAGATAACATTCCGAAACCTCATAACTTGGAATAAATCATATCTTGAAAACGGAAATACATTTAATCCTTTCGGTGCAAGTGGAAGTAAAGAACTAAGGATGTACCCTCGCGCTGATGAAAAGTGTCTCTTCGTCATGTGTGGAGTCCAAGGCTTTAATACTAACAGCGACAATTATTTTGAAGGCTGGGAACCTGTCAGACAATACCTTGCAGGGGAAGCGGAAAAAGTGGGATTAACACCACAAAAACTTCAAGAAATTTGCGGTGTGGGTATGTGGTCGCATTGGTTTGGAAAGTCGCAATTTGCATTTATAACAGAAGAACACTACAAGGAACTGCAAAACTATTACAGTCAAAACGACGCATTCAAAAAAGAGTACGACGCATTCAAAAAAGAGTACGACGAACTCAAAAAAGAGTACGACGAACTCAAAAAAGAGTACTACTCAACCAGGGCTTACTTTGAAAATGCTGATTGCTCAAATAACGTTTGGAATATTGAAATAACCAAAGGTAAAGAAAAGCAAGAAGCAGGCGGTCACGCTACGCCTAAGCCGATTGCGTTGTGTTCGCGAGCAATTAAATCCAGCTGTCAAAAAGACGGTGTAGTCTTGGATTTGTTCGGCGGAAGTGGATCAACCTTGATTGCCTGCGAGCAACTTGGCAGAAAGTGTCGAATGATGGAATTTGATAGGCATTGGGTAGATGTCATCATTGATCGTTGGCAAACGTTGACAGGCAAAAAGGCGGTGAAGCTCAACTAGCCAAAGAAAGGAGAAAACAAAATGTTTGAAAAAGTTAATCCAAGTCATCCAGACAAAATTGCTGACAGAATCGCAGGTGCGCTTGTCGACCTTGCCTACAAGAAGGATAAAAATCCAAGAATCGCCGTTGAAGTCTTAATCGGTCATGGGGGTTGCAATATTATCGCCGAGACATCGGTCAGACTAAATTTTAGGGATGTAATCGACGCTGTTCATAGAATTGCAGGGAAATCAATCACGGTTAGTTTTGACCAGAATCCACAGGATGTCCATCTTGCCGACAACCAGAGTCAAAAAATCCGCTGTGGTGATAACGGTATCTTCAAAGGCGTACCGCTAACTGAAGAAGAGAAAGCGCTGACCACTATCGCAAAGCGAATCTATAAGGCACATCCGTTTGACGGAAAGTACATCATCGATGGTGACAGGATGATCATTTGTCAAAGTAACATCGACAGTAAAACTTTTAAACCTGAAGATTACGGAGCCTTCAAAGATTCAGTGGTCAATCCAATTGGCGATTGGACAGGTGGAACTGATGTTGACACTGGAGCAACAAATCGCAAACTCGGCAGTGACATGGGAAATTCGGTCACTGGTGGTGGACTTCATGGCAAGGATTTATCAAAAGCCGATGTGTCCGTCAATATCTACGCTTTCTTAAAGGCTCAAAGGTTAGGAAAGCCTGTAGAATTTTCTTGCGCTATTGGCGATGAAACAATAGACGGCAAACCTTATGAAGAAATAGTCAAAATTGCTCGTGAGTTCATTCACGAAGTAGGCGGATTCGAGAAATTCGCGGAATGGGGGTTGATAGGAAATGACTGGGAGACTGCCAACGCCTGCTGAATTGCAGGATAAAAAGAAGATGAAGAAGAACGAAAAGGATCTCGACTGCCGAAAAGCAGTCGAGAAATCCTTTCAGGTTGTCGATAAATTAAGCTGTCCGAGTTATCTCTCGCCACTTGCCAAAAAAGAGTGGAAACGAGTCATGAAGCTTTATAAGCAGATGGATGCGAGAATTTTGAACGACCTAGACGTGACCGCACTTGCCATGTATGCGGAAGCGGTCGCGATGTATCAAACAGCACAAAAGCAGTGGGTGCAAGTTCAGACTTTAGTCTCGTCAAACAAGGCATCGCAAAAACTCCTCGATAAAATTCGAACAATCATGAACGACCAGGTAAAAGTGGTCACTACTTTATCTGAACAGCTTTGCCTTACGCCTGTTGGTCGAGCACGAATGGGTGTCGCTGTTGCTAAGTTCGGACTCAAAAAGGAGAAGACATTGGATAATTTCTTCGAAAAGTTCGGCGAGGATGACGGCGAAGAAGAAAACCAAAGCGATGAGGAAGTCGCGAGTGAGGATGAAAACGCAAGCGATGAAAGCGTGGTCGATGACGAGAACGCAGTTGACAACTTCATGGAAGAATCGGCTGAAGAACAGAAAGAACAAGAAGAATCTGAAGACTTACTTAAATAGCGATGAAAAGAGAAATACCAGATTACGTCACTGAATATTACAACAAGATGAAAAGTGGCGAAATCATCGTGTCATCTTGGATTCTCAAGTTTTACGAGAATCATCTAATGCCAATCGTAAGAGGAGAATCCGAGAAGTACTGCTTCAACAAAATGAAAGGCTACATGTTTATCGAGTTTGTCGAGACATTTTGTGTCCAGTCAAAAGACAAGTGGGCAGGAAAGCCACTCAAGCTTTTACTTTTCCAGAAAGCAAAGTGGCAGGCTGTCTTTGGTATTCTCTGGAGAAAGACAAAGAGGAGAAGATTCCAGGAAATCTTCGACACAAGAGGAAGAAAGAACGGCAAAACGGTAGAAAACGCTGCTCTCGGAATCTTCATGACTATTCTTGAACCAGGCGCTGAAACCTACGCGGTCGCTACAACTGCGAGTCAGGCGAGAATCACATGGGAAGCTAGCGTTGAGATGATTCAAAAAAGCAGTTACCTTTCAGAGGCGTTTAAGTGGAAGGTCTTTCCAAAACCAGAAATTGACACGACATCAAAGAAGAGAGCGAAAGGCTCGTACTACGCAATGCCGAACAAGGCTGAAAACCTGGATGGTCTCAACGTCTCTTGTACTCTCATCGATGAAGTCCACGCCTTAAAGAGAGAAATCTACGACATCTTCAAGCAAGGTACTTCCGCAAGAACGCAACCACTGATGTCCATCATCGGTTCAAATGGTTTTGTCCGTGGTGGACTTTACGATGATGAAATCGAGTACTCGAAGAAAGTGATCGATGGACTGGTTGAGGATGATACCCTGTTCCCTCTTTTATACATCCAGGATGATTTAAAAGAAATCGAGGATGAAACAAAGTGGGTAAAGTCGAATCCAGCAATTGACGTCATCAAGGATAGACAGAAGTTGAGAGGCTTTGTCGAAAGAATGAAAAGCGATGTCAACTTCAGAAATACCGTCTTAACGAAAGATTTCAACTACACAGGGGTTTCGAACAAGTCCTGGTATTCAGGCGACATGATCATGAAAGGCAGATTCGGAAAGTATTCCGAGTTTGAGGTGGGACTTGCCAATAGCGAAGTTCAGAAGAAGTTCCTCAAACGCTTTGATGGTCAAATCGTTGTCGGTGGCTTTGACTTGTCCAAGACAAGAGATATGACAGCGTTCACGACCTTACTCTTTGATAACGGAACAATCATCGCAAAGACGATGTATTTCGTTCCGCAAAGTTTCTTTGAACTCGACTATGTAAAGGCAAGCAAGATCAACTATAAGGCGTGGGTGGATAGAGGCTTGATAAGAATCAGCGGTGAGACTCAAATCTCCTACAGCGATATTGCCGATTACGTCATGGAAGAAATCAACGAACATGGCTATATCTACCAGTTCATCGGCTATGACTCGTGGTCAGCATCCTACCTTGTCGAAGATTTCCAGAGCCGAGGGTTTGCGAAAGGCTATTGCCTGAAACCAGTTAGACAGGGCGCTCAAACACTCAACTTGCCAATCTCGGAAGTGGATGCCCTTATCGAAGCAAAGCGATTCTGTTTCCTGAACAATCCAGTCACGCAGTGGTGTTTCTCGAACGTTGAAATGCGAATCGATGAAAAGAACAAAACCAAACAGCCAATCAAGAGCGGTGAAAAGGAAGCGAACAAAATCGATGGCTACATGACCATTCTTGATGCTATCGCTGTCTATTTCGAGAATCAGCAAAACCTCATCACACAGTGCGCCAAGAACGCAGTTGATGACAACCAGTAAACGAATTTCTAAAATTAAAGTGACGATAGATGACGGAAAAAGAAAGGACACGACCAATGGCAAATTTCTTTACAAAAATTATATCGAAGCTAGTCGGCAGTAAAAAGACATTGCCAGTTGGCAACAACGCGCAGATCGTGAACTTTGACGCTTTCCCTGCAAGTCAGGATGAAGATAAGAATCTAAACTCCACTTACTCGGCTTGTGTCAACTTCTACGGCGGTGTCATTTCGAAATTAAGCCCGAATTTATCGAGAAATTTCAAAGAAGTTCGCGACTATCCAAACTTAAAATACTTGCTGGAATTCCAGCCGAACAGGATTCAGACATCCGCAAACTTCATGAAGCAAGTCGCCATTTCGTACTTCTCCTTGAACATTGCTGTCATCTACATTGAGAGAGACTGGCGAGAAGAATCCACGGACAAGCAAATCAAGAATCTTTGGTTGATTGATGTCACGGATACAAATTTCCAGGTTTGCTCGCGACAAATATCCGTTGACCAAAACGAGATATTTTTCTCCTTCATGTTGAACGGAAAGACAATGACAGCCAACCTTAACGAGTTAATCATCCTTACCAGGTCTCCAAGCGTTCAGAATCCTTATTTCAACGAGAACGATCCAATCAAGAGAACGATTCAAATCATCAATAAAAACTTCTACGGCATCGAAAAAGCAATCGCCAACGCGAACGTGATTCGATTCCTGGCGACAACGCCAACCATTCTTGAAGGACCGAAAGCAGTCGAAAGACAGAATATCCTGAACGATAGAATCAAGCAGGTGACTGCCAACGGCGCTTTGTATGTCGATGGCGCTCAAGCAATCACGCCGATTCCGTCCACACCTTCTTATCAGGGCTCGGAATTGGTCAAACCGCTTAACGAGTCCGTTTATGAATACTTCGGCTTAAATGCGCAAATCATCAATGGTTCCTGCACGGATGATCAATTGAACAACTTGATTGAAACTCAAATCGAGCCAATGACTCACGAGTTAGAAGTTGAATTGACAGTCAAACTCCTGGCTCGCGAAGCAATCGCAAAAGGGCTAAGAGTCGTCGTTGATACGAGTAGGCTGTTTACTACATCGCATCAGCATAGAATTCAGTCGGCGCAGGTCATAATCGCCAGCGGTAAATATAAGCCTAACGAGATTCGAAAACTGGTAGGCATCGAACTCTTACCTGAAAGCGATGATGAGTTCATCAACCGTATCGACCGAATCGACACGGACAACGGAAGCGGAACACAACCAAATGCCGATGATGAATCGACAGGAAAGGAAAAAGATAACAATGCCAATTAGTAAAGAAAAACTAAAAGCACTTGAAGAGAAATCCAGGCTCCAGAATCGAGAAATCCATTTCGGCGAATGGTATCCAGAGAAACGCGAGGACGGAACTCTTGCTGAAGATGAAGCGGACAACTTCTACCACATTCACGGTAAGGCTGTCGCTTTCAACGATAAATACATCCGATACGACGATGAAGACCTTCACATCGAAGAAGAGATTGATCCTCACGCATTCGATGAAGCCGACATGTCCGATGTCGTTCTCAACGCCAATCACGGCGAAGGCAACTACGCTGTCGCTAGAACAAGAAATAAGACTCTCCGCCTTTCCGTAAAAGAAGACGGTGTCTACACAGATGCTGACTTTAACAAGAAGAACGAGAGAACTACACAGTTCTATCGCGATGTCAAGGAAGGCTTACTTGACCGAATGTCCTTTGCGTTTACGATTAAGGACTACAAGAGAACGGAAGAAGAGGAACCAAACGGCAAAATCAACATCCGCTATCTTATTACGAAGATTGACAAAGTTTATGACGTTTCCGCAGTTGAATTCCCTGCTTATCAAAATACAGCGATCAGCGCTACTCGAGCAAAAGACTTGGTGAAGTCTCTCGAAACCTTGGTGAAGGATGAACAGCGAAGATCCAAAGCAGAGAAATTGATTGCGCGAATCGAAGCAATTCAAAAGCAAATAATCTAAAAGTAATGGGGGTTTAAAAACATGAATTTAGAAGAAATGCTAAAAGCAGTTAACGCGAAGTTAGAATCTCACAATAAGAGACTCGACGAAATCAAGGTCGAACTCCGCAAGGCTGACTTAACCGACGAGAAGTTTGACGAGTTAAACAAGGAAATGGGCGACATTATCGAAGCAAGAATGACTGAAGTCAAGGAAAGAGAAGAACTCATTGCCAAGATTGAAGCTCGTAAGAAAGAAGAAGAAGCCATCGCCCAGGCTAATTTGGCGAAGAAAGAAAACGAGGAAAATAACAACATGTTCGTTAACAAGAGAGACGCTTACGCTTTACTCATCGGTAAGGCTATGAAAAAGACCAAGATTACCGATGAAGAAAAGAGAGCTTTAGATAAGTCCTTAGGTACTACCGCCACTCAATATGTCGTTCCATCCGCTACCGCTGACGGTGTCTCTAACTTCGGCGTTTTCATTCAGACTAAGGTCTTGACTGACTTGCTCGAAGAAGATAGAGACATGTCTCCAGTCTTAAGAGATGCTATTCTCTACAGAGTCAAGGGTTTAACTGAATTCCCTTATAGAAAGAGCAGAACCACCGCCAACAAGAAAGTTGAAGGCAAGGCTGTCGCTGATGCCACCTGGGAATTCGCTACCGTTGAAGGTAAGAAGGGTTATCTTCAGTCTATTCTCAGCATCACTGATGAAGTCTTATCCTTAGCCGAAATTGATCTCGGTCAGTATGTCATCTCCTTGATGCTTGAAGACATGAGAGAAGACTTCGCCACTGAATTAATCTATGGTGACGGCACTGTTGCCGCTGGCAATACTCCAGCCAGAATCTCTGGTATCACTAACGGTGCAACCGCTATCACTGCTAACAAGGCTACCATCTTCGAAGATTTAGCCAATGCCTACGCTGATCTTGATAAAAGATACAAAAAGGGCGCCCAGTTCTACGTCTCCCAGGAAGTTTACGAAATGCTCAAACTCGCCAAAGACAACGCTGGTCACTACATCTTCGATGTTAAGATTGATGCTCCAATCACCATTCTTGGCAGACCAGTTGAAGTCGAACCAAACTTGGTGGCTAACTCCGTTTTAATCGGTAACATCAGAAAGAACTTCAAGGGCAACCTCTTAAAGGATGTCACCATTGAGCAGGACAAGGAAATCAAGAGTCAGATTCACACCTTTGTCGCTTCCGTCTTTGCCTGCTGTGCTCCAGTTCCTGGTGCATTCGCCTACGGTGTTGTTAACACTACCGCTACTACCAGCTCTACCACCAGTCACTAATTCGATACGATAATAAAATCCTATTTGCATAAAAATTCCTTTTGTTAAAAGTCGGAGGTAAAAAAGAAATGACCAAAGCAACTTTAATTTTAACCGCTGATCAAGTCAGAGAAGAGTTGTCTCTTGACTCTGACTCTATGTCCGCGGAAGATGCGATTGCCCTTTCTCAGTATGCCTCCGACAAAATCTTGATGGCTACTGGTCACGATTTCGGAGCCGACAGCGAGATAAGTTCAATCGCTGTCGAAACCGCAAAGACGATCGCCTACCAGAGATTCTATAAACTTGCTGACAACGACGGCATTCTTCGAAATTCACTCGCTGAATGCCAGGATGTCGCAAGAGAAATAGAGAGAGGTAGTTAAACATGAACAAGCTTGATAAGAAATGCAGGATTTATGTCATCGATGATGATGTAGATTCCGAAGGCAATCCAATTCAGTTTAAACACTACCTCAACGAAGATGATTCTTTGCAGTCGATGTTTCATTGTTACTTCAGAACCTTGTCAGTCGCTGAACGTCAAGGCAACTACTACCTAGGCGATGATTCAACCGCCCAGTTCGAAATCAATCAAAGAAAGATTCACACTAACTGCTTCATCGAGTTCAAGAGAGACTTGTTCGGTCTTGAGACGTTCCAAATCAAGAACATTGATCCATTCAATGATTCAAAGAGAGTCCGAATGAGAATCCGTGTAAAAAAGATTGTTCCGCCAGTTTTTGCAGGTGTCCGCTGGGGTGCTGAAATATGAAATCTAGCGAATACATAAAGCAAGTCAAGGATGCAATCAAACAGGTTCTCCTCGGTGCAGGATTGGTCGATGGCGACCAGGTAGCGCAAAACGCCGAATTGCCGAATAAGACCTACTTCTTCGAAAGTTACAACGAAAAACCAGACTTCCAAAAAAAGACTTATGTCTGCTGGAACTTGCTCGAAACTCAAACGTTGAGACACGGAGATAACACCAAGCTCGGCGCTGAACAATTCTTCGCTGTCGTTGTCGTTACTCCTCAAAAGTTGGAGTCAAAAGCGGTCAAAACTTTGATTGATAAGATAGAAGCAGAATTCATCGATGACGATTCCTGGAATGTTATCGACTACGTAAATCTGGTCGATAACGAGACAAAGACAAACTTCGCAAACTTCACGGTTTCAAAGGTTTTCGGAAAATGACAAGTAAATCGATAACAATCGAACAGCTTGTTCCAGAACTTACTCGAATCGTTGGTGGTCTAGCGAAGGAATACCAGGAAAAGTGCGATGAAGAAATCAAGGCGACAGCAAAGGCAATCAACAAGGACATCCGAAAGACTACAGCCTTCAATAACTCAAAAGGAAAATACCACCTCAAAACCTCGTTCGCAGTCACTAAAAGTGATTCGAATTTAGGAAATGTAAAGAACTACTTCGTCACTGCTAAGAAGAATAAGAAGTGGCGACTGGTTCATTTAATAGAAAACGGTCATAGGATGGTTAACCATGACGGCTCGGTCAATCAAAAAAGACCGTTCGTTCAAGGCAGACCATTCCTACAGCCATTAGTTGATTCTTATTCGCCTATCATGTATCAAAAAATTAAAGAAATTATTCGCAATGCAAAAGGCGAATAAGGAAAGGAAAAACAGCCAATGTCAACAGCAGAAAAAAACAAAGTGCAGTTCGGTTTATCGAACGTTCACTATGCAAAAATCTTGAGCGAAGATGAAAATGGCGTACCAACCTACGAGAACACCTGGCATCCTCTGAAATACGTCACTGAAGCAACCTGCGATGTTGAGACTTCCAACTCCAGCCAATACGCTGACGACATCAAAATCTATGATGTTAACGAAATCACATCCGCCCAGGTTAACCTCACTTTCTCCGTCTTGGATGAAGACTTCAAAAAGGCTATTCTCGGCTATGTCGAAGCATCCAACGGCATGATCTTACAGAGCAAGGACAAGAAGGCTGACATCGCTCTTGCCTTTACCTTCAAAGGTGACAAGAACGACACGATCAGAATGTTCTTTAAGTGTAGTGTTGCTGACTCTGACGATGCTTCCCACTCCACCAACACTGACAGTGTGAGCTTCGCCACCGATTCCATCCAGTTGACCGCCTACTTCATCAAGGTTGGCAACCATGAAGTCTTAAAGGGTGACCTCAAGTCTTCCGCTGACGCTTATGCTACCTTCTTCACGACTGCTCCAGCAGTTCCGACCATTTAGGAGTAGTAAACGATGATCAAGAAGTTTGAATATACCAACTCCGATGGTCAGACAGCAGTTCTCACTTTAAGTGATGATGCGATCCTCATTTTGAACTTTGAGGCTGAATTCGAAGAACCTCTCCAGACAGCGCTCAAAAAAAGTGAGTTGACCTTACCTCTTAAGTTAGCCTTCGCCATGAAGGTTGACGATGGTCAAAAGGTCTCCTTCAATGACTGGTTCAAGAGTTTGAAATTCCCGTTCCCAGAGATTGAAAGACTCGGTAACCTTATCGGCGAAACGTTCGGTATTGAAGAAGACAAAGAAGACGACAAAGAAGAAGGCGAAGAAGCAAAAAACGTATAGACGAGTCGCCTAAAAACGACTCGCCAGTATACTTCACCGAGATGATCCCTTATCTTTCAAAGTTAGGAATCAGCATCGATGATTTAAGACACATTCCTTGTAAACTCTTCACGAAGATGATTCAAAGGTTCAACAAACAAATGAACGCTCAAAAGAAGAGCAAACAAGGCATAAAAATCGCAACTCAAGAGGACATGGACAATTTCTAAGTGTCCGTGTCCTCTTTTTATAAAAAGAAAGGATGTGAAACTATGGCTGAAAACGTTAAAGGTCTATCGATTAAACTCGGACTTGATACAACCGCCTTACAGCAGGGTGTCTCGCAAGTTCAGAAGAACATCAAAAAGTTGAATGGATTACAAAAGACATTTAACAAGATTTCAGGCAGTATCGTGGCAATCGGAACGGCTATGCTTGCCACGGCTACCAAGGTTTCACAGGCGATTAATGAAGTCGATGATAGTGCATCTCGTGCTGGCGTTGGTCTTGAACAGTGGCAAAGATTATCTTTTGCACTCGACCAGGTCGGTGTTGATTCCGCTACCACATCTTCAGCAATGGCTAAGATGAACAGCGCGATTGCTAAGGTCGCAAGCGGTAGCGGAAAGGAACTCACAGGCATTTTAAACAAGCTCGGCATTGATACTGCCGAATTTATCAAGATGTCGCCAGATGAGGCTTTTTACACGCTTAACGAGGCGATGGGTGGAATCGAAGATAACGCAACCAAACTCTCCTACATGACCGAGTTCTTCGGCGATAAGTTAACAACGAAGTTACTTCCTGCAGTCTCCGCTGGTTCTGAAGAACTGCAAAAACTAGGCGATAGCGCGGTTGTCTTTACTGAAGAGCAAGGTGTCATGGCTAAGAAGACCGAGACACTTCAAAAGCAGATTCAGCAAACCGCAGTCGTTATCGGTGCTTCATTGCTCCCAATAGTCAACGAAATACTGACAGCGGTCAAAGGCTTTGTCGAAAAAATCGCACCAAAGATTCAGGGCTTCTTTGACAAGATCAACGGTCTATCTTCGACTGCAAAAGGCTTGATTGGTGTTATCGCAGGCATCGGCGCTTCTTTGGCTCCAGTCCTCAAAATCGGTAATTCCATTTACAAACTTGTCGGTGTCTCAATGCCAAAAGCAATGACCACCTTAATGGCTCATCCAGTCATCGCAGGTATCGGTGCTGCCCTTGCGGTGCTGACTGCCTTATATACCACCAATGAGGATTTCAGGCAGAGCGTTGACGAGTTGGTCAAGGCACTCGGCGAAGCGCTGAAACCGCTCATGTCCATTCTTAACTCGGTTCTAAAGCCACTCGCTAACCTGCTTAGTGGTGTTATCGGAAATGTGCTTAAAATGCTCGCTACCGCCCTAACTCCTATCGTTAACGGATTTACAAAATTAGTCTCTATCTTAAAGCCGTTTATCGACTTCCTGGATAGAGTCTTAAAGCCTATTCTCGAGCTTGTCTGGAAGGTATTCAACACACTGACTTTCGGCGGTTTAGATGCACTCTCAAACGCTATCAGCGGATTCGAAGAAACGACAAGTCCAAGTTATGGAAACAACAATAACAGCGCCGTTCCAAGTGCCAGCCAAGAGGACATCAACACTCTACTCGGTCGCCCTTCCATTCCGATGAAATCAGCAAGAAGAGACGTTGACGGTCAAACGAGTTCGGAAGCGCCAAGAATCTATAACATCACGATCAACACTTCCGCCGACCACATGTCACTGGATGAAATCGACCAGAAACTCGGTCTTGCTTACTAAACAAACAAATCACAACAAACGCCATGAAAGGAGAACTGAACAATGGCTAACAAATACAAACTGAAGGCTGAATATTCCAACGAAGAAATCGACCTTAACTTCTACAAGGCAAGCGCCTTTGTGGTCAATGATCGTTCCTACGAAAGAAACGTTCAACTCCTTTCCAATGGCAATTATAACTTTGTCGAAAACGGTCTTGAACCAGTCACAAGAGATTTCAGCGGTGCTATTGTTTTTAAAACCGACGGTGCCAAAACCGCAAGACAAAGATTCGAAGAGTTCAAGAAGTTCTTCGGCAAGAACACCTACCGCGATTATATCGACATGACACCTTACGCTTTTGATTCGGAAACACTGGTATACGCCTATGTCGAACCTAATCCGCCACCACAAATGTACGTCGATATGCCAATAGCAACCCACAACGTCGTGAGAAAGACAAAACTCATCTCCATTCACCCAGACGGCGAAGAGCGCTTCTGCTATGTTTTCCTGAAGAGTTTACAGAACGTTAAATACACGACAAATAATATCGCGGTCAGCGTTACTTTTGGAATGCTTACCGCATGGATGAAACTCTATGAATTCGAGCTCGAAGGCTCCACGTTTAGAACATCGCAGGAAGTCCCTATCACTGACTTTGGCGACATGGACGAGGTGGTCGTTGGCGCTGAATTCCAGCCCAACAACTATCGAGCTGACGACACATTCACGTTGACAGGTAAGACATCGTTAAAGATTGACTTCTCGAAGTCAGTCAACAATCCAAACTGGATTTATACCGTGATGCCAAATTCATACTACTACAAAGGTGCTAGAGTCTTTATTGGCGAGAAGGTCAACCAGTATCTTGTCGCGTTTGCTAGGGGCAATACCTTGCAAAGATTACGTGATGGTGTTTATGAGAATCGTGTCAATATGTTCTTAGAAAATGGCTATAAATATTTAGACCCTAGCAAGAGCACTCGAGTCACTGCTGACTACTTGAATCCGACAGTCAAGTTCGAATCCAGTCGCGACATGCAAAACGCTGGAAGTCAATACAGCTCATACACAGGCATCAACGGAAAAATCTTCTACTACGCAAAATTCATCGAGGACTAAACGACCATGAAGAAACAAATAGATTTAGTCATTATCAGTTACTCGACATCGAAAGCGATAACAGTCATTGCATGTGATAACTGGACGCTTGCTGAAGATGCCACAGCACCAGCCTACTCAACCTTCACGTTTGATAAATCAAAAATTAACCAGGAAAACTTCAACCTCATTGACAAATCCGATTTGATTTATATCAAGCCTAGCGATCTTACAGGAACACCGTTCGCAACCACGACTATCGATGGTCAAAATGTCCAAGGTGGTTTCCTTCAACAAATCGAGACGATCACTGAAGATGAAAAGCAGTTTGTCATCAAGACAAAATCAATGACGTTTATCCTGGATTGCCAGTTCCTCAACAAATACGATTTCGCCGATAGAGACTACACAGTCAAGGAAATCTACAACCAGACAACCACGTCAGCGCCAGTCTCGTTCGCTTCCAAATACGGCAATGTCGATTATATCAAATTACCTCGCTACACCTTCAGAGCAGGAAGCGGAACACAGCCGACAATCCCATTCGAACAAATTCCGTTTGAGTTTAATACTCTGGTCGAAATCAGAAAGATACTTAACCTTGCGTTAAATTCCGAGGGCAGTTCTTGCATCTTACTTCCGCACCTCGAATTTTCCGACACTGTCTCGCTAACACTCGAATTTTACGAGAGAGCGACAGCCGACCTTCCAGACGAAGTCCTCAACCTCGATGAATCGTTCATCACTGGCGAGGAATTAGCCTTATCCAAGGGCGCTCGACCAAACAAGGTCATCTTATATCCAGCCTACGATAACACGCTATACACGGATGTCTTCACACTGGATGAATCAGGAGATGATGCGATCATCCTTTACGAGGGAATCTACACCGACAGCGAAGTTTACGAATACGGCGATTTAAACGTTGCGTTGACCAAAAAAGCACACGAAATCATGAACACTGAAGAAGAGACGAGCGAAATCAAAGTTGAGATTCAGGCTGGTGTCTATGACTTCTCCCAGCTTCAGTTATTCCGCAGTTACACTCTGAACAAACGCGGTAGACAAATCAGATCGCAGTTGACCAAATTTGAAGTAAGTTCTGATTCACTTAATAAAGTCTCGGTTTCGTTCGGCTACAAACGGTTGTCCATTATGTCCGAAATGCGAAAGCTAAGAAAACGCATCGATGCCAAGCAGGCAGTCAACCAGACTTCAGGTTCTTCAGGCGTTCAGGCTGTCACTATCAACACTGACTCTTCAGGAAATACGATCATTGAGTTTATCAGGTAAAAGGAAAGGAGTACACATCAAATGTCACTTAAATTCAAAAGCGGAAATCAAACCGCCGAAACCTATACCCTGGCTGAACTCGATGATATGTTCCTTAATAAAGTCTACCCAGTCGGAGCAGTTTACATCTCCATGACTTCAACCAATCCAGGAGCACTTTTCGGTGGCAGCTGGGAGCAAATCCAAGGTCGTTTCTTGCTTGCTGTTGGCGCAAACACTGCCAACACCAACAACACCTATGGCAGTCTAAACGCTAACGCAATTAATCGACCAGCAAGCGAACAAGGCGGTGAAGTCACTCATACGCTGACAACAAGTGAAATGCCATCACATGCACATCCGATTCGATATGGTAGTGTTGGCAGTTCTAGTGGTGACATTTATGCTTCCGTGCGAGTTCCTTACAACCAAGCGCAAGCGCGAGTTGGCGAAGACGAACAAGGCATGCAGAGCGTTGGTGGCGGACAATCTCATAACAACATGCCACCATATATCGCAGTTTACATGTGGCGAAGAATAGCCTAGCCGTGAGAAAGGAGAACTCAAAAGAACAATGATCAAGAAACTGATACTAAACAAATGTGACTTGCGACTAGCCAAAAACGACAACACACCAGCCACGGCAAGAGACTTGCTCAAAATTGAAGTTGTCACGAACGATGAATTCATCGACAATGAAATCTTCTTTCAATATGGCGACTCGCCAATCGTTACAAAGAAGCTCAATGAACAAAGACAAGTCGAAGTGCCAATTGAAGTTATAGGCTATCCAGGATTCAAAGCCTGGATGAAAACAAAGAAGAACGACATCGAAGTCTACCAAACAAACGAAATCGAGATTCCATGTTATCCAAGTTCGCGGTTTATCGAAGTTGAAAGCCCAGTCGAACAAATCGAAGAAATTGAAGAAGTCGAACAAGAAGCATAAAAGAAAGGACAAAACAGAAAATGATTAGAATACCTTTGAAAGTCAAAGCTAACCTATTGACACAGGAAGAACTGGTTACAATCGCAAGTGGCAGTTCAAACTCAATCAAGGTCAAATTTGATATTGATCCAAACAGTGATTTCGCCGATAGCACACTGCAAAAAAGAGCGATTTTCCGCTACTATCAAGGCTCTTATTTTATCAGTGATGTTGATGCGAATGGCGAAGTCTATGTTCCTAAGTTTGTTATTGCCTACCCATATTTCAAGGTCGCCTTACGAGCTGAAAGTGAAAACGCAACTATTGTTGTCACTACAAACGAAATCCAGGTTCCAGTCGAGAAATCTCCTGTCTTTTATGAGACCACTATCACCGACGGAGATGTCACGATCAGAAACCTTGACGGTGCTTTGAACATCTACAAGGCAGGTGATGTCACATTCATTGACTTTACAGCCAGTTACAAAACCGCTGTGGATGCTGTTATTGCTGGAACCTATGCGACAACTTCCGCCCTTAGTTTAGTCGCTTCCGATGTTGACTCGATTAAAGAAGACGTCATCGACATGTCGAATTCCATCTCCGATTTACAGGGTGATATTGCCGATTTAGGCACCACCAAGGCGGACAAGGATAATGTCTACACAAAAGGCGATATAGAAGAACGCTTAGCAGAGAAACAGGACACCCTTGTCAGTGGCGATAATATCAAGACATTGAACGGCACTTCTTTATTAGGTAGTGGCAACTATGATTTCGACACCGCTTTAAACGAAAACTCAACCAACGCCGTTCAGAACAAGGTCATTGCAAAATTTGCGAATGATGTCGCTGGAACGTATGTCACGAAGATTGAACTCTATGAAGCCTTAAAGAGAGGTGAAGTGTCGAGTGAAGTTGAGAAAGTTTACACAAACGAAATCAACTACATTGCTGAAAACGTAATGCCAAGTGGCAAGGTCACGAAAATTCTAGGTAAGACCAAGAAGAGTGAGAATTTGCTTGTATTGCCAAATGAAAGCGCAAGTGTAAGGGCTGGTGTCACAAGGTCTATCTTAAATGGTGTTATCTATTATAGTGGTACGCCAAATACTCAATACGCACCTGTTTATAGATATACTTCCTTTACTTTATCCGCTGGCACTTATTATTTCAAAGATTTTGGTTCTACAAATATCGAAAATTATAGTAAGTTTTGTAGATTGAGAATATACGATGAAAATTCAAATGTAACTGAAATTAGAAGTGAAAATGCGTTTACTATTACTGGCAATGAAACGCTTTTTGAATTACTTTTCCAAGTAGATAATTATCAAGATACTCAAATCTCAGGCACATGTAGACCAATGATTGTTGCTGGTTCAACCGCACCTACCACTTGGAGTCAAGGCTATAATGGCTTGAGGCGCACTCACATCACTGGATTAAAGACCACTGGAATCAACCAGTGGGATGAAAAAACAAAGTTAGGTTATTATCAAAGTTCTAATGGTGCTTTTGTTAATTCAAATAATCAATTATGCAGCGAAAACCCTATTCGTATTATTCCTAATGCTACATATTACATTAAGAAAAACAGCATTACTGATTTAAGATTCTATGATTGTAAAATGAATTATATTAGTGGTAATCAACAAGGCTCTAATTCATCTTTTACAACTCCAAATAACGCTTGTTATCTTCATATCAATTTGAGAAGTGATTATGGCACTACCTACAACCACAATATTTGTATCAATATCTCTGACGCTACCATCAATGGCAATTATTATCCTTACGAGGAAAAAACTGTCAACATTGAGGCTGATTTGAATGGTGTTGGCACTGCTTCCGATGAAATCAATGTGGAAGATGGTAAGAAGTATCAAAGAATGAACATTCTTGCTGATTTAGGAGCGGAAAATTGGATAAGACAACAGGCTTACGGAAAATATGAGTATTTCTGCACAGCAATTCAAAGTCTTGTTTCTCGGTCGACTCAAAACATTGTTTGTGAGGATTATGTTGTTTCAATAAGAAGTGGATTGGTAAATTATGGCATTGCAATTGGTTCTGAAGGAAACATCTTTATTCGTGATGATAGTTGCCAAGATGTCGCTTCGTTAAAAGCAAAACTTGCAGGCAAACCACTCGTCTACGAACTCGCCACCCCAATTGTCACCGATGTCGAAGTCGAAAATGGTGGTTGGTTATCTAATCTCATTAAAGGTGGCTCTATCACACAACTGGTTGATACTGACAACCTTATCGCAAAAGAAGTCGATATTGCCATGAATGTCGTTGTCGATAATCAATAACGAAAGGAGACACTGATACCATGAAACTTGAAACAAAGATTGCTCTTGCTTTAAAAAACAAGTGCATTGACAAGACCTATGAGGAACTTGTTGTTACCGCAATTCGTAGTAAATACTCGCTTAACGAAGAACTTGCCATTTTGCGCCAAAGAGACACAAAGCCAGCCGAGTTTGCTGAATACAACAACTACGTTGAAAGTGTCAAGACACAACTCAAGGCAAAGATTCAGGAAGTGCGAACTGGTTTAGAACGTTGACCAATTAGCCACCAAAAAGCCCTTGTTTTAGGGCTTTTTTTATTAAAGACTTGATACTTGTTTTTTAGCGTTTTCACAACTTCTAAAATAAAATGAGAGAGACACTAGCTCTCTTAAAACAATAGTGAGAAAGGAGAAAGCGAAATGGATCAAATCGCTAATTTGTTTGCTGAATGGGGGTTGTCCGTCTGGCTGATTGCCATCGGAACTTTTATCCTCACACAGCTCGTCAAAATCCCAGTCAAGAAGTTAGCCGTTTCTAAACTTGGCGAAGATGAGAAGAAGAAGATCACAAAGTGGATTGTCTTCTTACCTGTCTTGTTTGCCTTTATCGGCGCTCTTATCGACTGCTGGATTCGAGCAGGTTTCTGGGAAGCTCCGTTTGTCGAAGGCTTTGACTGGACTCGCGTGTTCAAGTTGACAGTCACCGCTGTTGGACTCCCAGCCTTTGCCTTCAGTGTCTTTGAGAACTTTCAAGCTTCTCATGACATCGATGTCATGAACGACCTTAAGAGTGGCTCTCGCGAAGCACAGGAAGCAAAACGCCAGGCTGAACTCGAAGTCGCCAAGGCTAACGCAATCGCCAACGCTGATGCCAAGGCAAAAGCTAAGGTCGAGAAACAGCAGTTAGCCCTTGCCGAAAAGCAGAAGAAGCTCGAACTCGCAAGACAGAAAGAACTTGATCGCATCAACAAGGAATTAGAAGCCTTAAATGCGAAAAAGACTTCCATCTCCGCAGTTGAAAGCTACACTGCGCCAAACAAGGCTGAATCGGTCGTTCACGCTGAAGAAACTCATTTCAAAGAAATTCGTTAGTTTTCCGAAATCTAAAATAAAAGATTTCATTTCTTGCAAGAAATAAGTTTTACCAGATAACCAGGTAAGGTCGCGCTTACCTGGTTTTTATTTTTGGCACACTTTTGGCACACTTTCGAACATGACGTGCCACGAGTAAACGTATCATTAAAGGGCAAAAATAGCGTGTTTTCCTCGTTTTTTCCACTTTTTCCCACTTTTATCCCAACGAAACCGAATCCCCTACTCTCGACCATGAGAAAACAAAAAGCCCGATTTCTCGGGCTTTTTTCAATATTTGTTGTTAACCTTGGCACGTTTTTGGCACACTTTTTATCAGTGCTTAGCGAAGAAATCTCTCAACACATGCTTGATAAATGCTGACTTGTCCGAGTCGATACCATTCAAGCGCTGGATTAAATCCTTGTCGGTGTCGGTATAGAGTCGGATGGACAAGTACTGCGTTCGCTTGTTGAGTTTTTCCTGGTGGTACTTCTCCTGCGGTGTCTGCTTTTTCTTTGGATAGGTTCTAGCCTTGATTTCCATTGTTAGAGTTCCTTTCCATCCTGACCGAACATCTTGATCTCCTGGATTGTTCCGTTCTTGAATAAACCGCAAGCGTATTTATAGGCTTCTTCTTCCGACCAGCCAAGGCTGTTGATGTAGTAGTTGACCAGGTGAGCCATTCCACTTTTGGAAGTCTGACTCTTCTCGCATAAATCATCTAACTGCTTTCTTAATTCATCAATGTTCATTTTATGATCCTCGTTCTTTATAAAATGCCCTTTAAGGATAAGGGCTAACCATGATTGACTATCTGACCAGTCCGCTGAACTTTCCGAGTCTTAGTTTTTCGTGCATTCTTTCAGCTTCAAGGAATTCTTCGAGGTCTTCCTGATTGAAGATACAGGTAAGCGCATCGTTTGGCATTCCGTTAGTATTTAAAGCATTCTTACAAAAGATAACATCAGTGTAGGTTCTTCCCTTCTTGAATCTAACTAAGCACTTTCCGAATGGTAAGTCGCTGAAGTAGAAGCTCTCCTTTTGATTGAAGTTAACTTCGAATACTGGGTTGCCACCGCACAAGTTCTTGCTTTCCTTAGTAATGTCTTTCATTTGCATGTCCTCTCTTTCTGGAAGTCCTCTTAACTTCCTTTGACGATATTATTATATCATAGTGTGCACACCATATCAACAAATAATTACAAAATTTTTAAAAAAGTTTTTCTTAAACAAAAAAGACTCCGCCAGTCTTACCTGGAAGAGTTAATTTTCTGAACGATTGGACTTGTGACCGCATCAAAGACTGACAGGGCATTTGTCATTGTCTTTGGATAGAGATGCGAGTAGATTTCCAGCGTGATTGATATAGAAGAATGTCCCATCAACTTTTGAACGACATCAGGCTGAACGCCATTGTTGATTAGAACTGAAGCAAAGGAATGGCGGAGATCGTGCGTTCTAATGTGGGGAACACTGACAGCCAGTTCTTCACGCTTCTTAATCTCGTTGAAGGTATTATCAGAAAGCGGTCGAATTCCGCCGACAAGATAAAGGTTAGACGTATCACTAAAGCCTAGTCTCTCGATGCGGTCGTGAAGGTGCTCTCTAAGGATTATGGCAAGATTTCGCGACACTGGAACACAGCGAATCGAGTTTTTATTCTTAGGATCAGTGAGCAACCAGTCAACGCCTTTTGCCTTTTGCGTGATTGATTTATTCACATCTAAATAAGGGTTGATTCCATCATCGTGGAAATCGCTGACCTTTAAGGCGTTTGCTTCGCCACGTCTTAACCCTGCGTAGAAAAGGATGTTCAGGAACACATAGGCTGACCAGTTCGGCATAAAGCGATAATCAAACTCGCTGATTTCCTCACAGTGCGACCGCATCGAGTTGGCGACCTTCTGGAACTCTTCAGGTGTCCAGAAGTGCAAGGCTTTTGTCTTGACTGAAACCTCGTTTGGATTTCTCGCGAAGTTTCCGACCTTATTTAATAAAACTAATAACTGCGTTCCATACATCGTGTCACAGTACTTAAAGAAAGCATGCAGGCAGATAAAGAGTTGCTGTTTTCTTCCCAGTGAAAGACTTTCATCAACGCTGTTCTTCCAGTTCTCAATCATGGCGACATTGATCGTGGATAAAGACAGCCTGGAGAAACTGGGTGTAATTCTTTTCTCGAACGCTACACGGTAGAAGTCTACCGTTGTTTTTCGCTTGCTTTTCTCCTTCCAGGCAAGGAACTTCTCCAGAGCAACATCAAAGATAAGATCATCATCGACAAAGCCTTGCTTAGCCCTTAAAAGTTCGCGAGCCTCAATCTCCTTGGCTTCCTTCTTTGTCCTGGCTGAAAACCACTTTCTCTTGCCGAACTGGCTGACCGAGATTCGATAGCGCTTGTTTTTTTCATCGTAAGAAATCATGATCACTTCTCCTTGTTCTTCAGAAAGGACTCTATCAGATCGTTGACTACATTCAACTGCAAAGTTGTCAAATCAAACAAATGGTTGCTGATTTTCTTTCGCAAGGTTTCGTGTTGCTTTTCTTCTTTATTCATTGGAACGTCAAAGCCAAACAACCACAACGGCGACACATTGAAGGTGTCACTTATTACTTTTAAATAATTAGAACGTATCGTCTCCGACTTTCCACTCTCCCAGCGTGACAGGGTGGAAACGTTAACACCGATTTTTTGCGCAAACTTGTTCTTGGATAGATTAAGGTTTTCTCGTAGTTCGATTAATCTTTCCGAAGTTGTCGCGATTTCTTTAAATTCATCACTCATAGACTCATACTCCTCATCGTATATATAATATAGGAAGGTCGGCAAAATTGCAAAGAAAAATGATTTTTTTGTTACTTACTATTGCAAAAATGCAAAAGGGAGAGTATAATCAAAGTCATAAGAAAGGAGAAAACAAGAAATGGAAAACAAAGCAAGAGTCCTTAAAGGCAAGTTTGTCGAACTCGGTCTTACTCAAAAAGAAGTAGCCGACAAACTTGGAATCAACATCGCCACACTTTCTCGCAAAATGAATGGACAGCAAGACTTCTCCAGACTTGAATGCAAGAAGTTAAAAGAAATCCTCAAGTTAGATGCTTCGGCATTCATGTCTATTTTTTTTGGAGCCTAGTTTTGCAAAATTGCAAAAGAAAGAAAGAGGACAGAGGAAAAGATGCAAAGCGTTTTACAGCGAGCCGAAAAAGCACTTGCTGATCTTGACTCGCTATTTATTACAAAGAAACAAATACGCAACCTACTTACATTGATAAGGCTCGAGAGAAAAACCAACGAGGTATACAGCCGACTTCAAGACAAGTACTTGGCAAGGTTACACAATCTTGGACTTATCAACAGCGGAATCGAAGGCGTTCCGAATGACATCGCCACTGACTACCTAAAACAGCTCGGAATAACAAGAGATTCAGTCAGTCGTCTACTAGAGGCAAAAAGGAGAAAGAAACAACATGCCAGCAAATCAAAACTCGAAGATTAAGAAGGTTCAAGCCGAAACTTACATGAGATTCTCCAACTATCGCGGATTCAACTTCCATCGCGGAGAACCTGATCAGAGAAGTGCAACTATCACTCTCAAAAAAGGCACCTACGAGGTAACCGAAAGCGATTCCGAAATCGTCATTGCCCTAATCAATAAGAAGGTCAGAAAGTGCGTAAGAAGAGAGTTTGTCACTTGCTACGATGGAAAAATCTTCATCGATGACAAAGAACAGGAAAACCGCAACCATACTCACTTACTTGCCATTGACTACTTATACGGACTATTCAACCGCCTGGTTGGCTATCGCATTCTGAAGGTACAGCAATGATCAAAAAGGTACTAGACGGTAGAGTGATCGCCGTTCTAGGAACTGCCGACTGGTCGAGTGAACAACTATGGAAGATTCAACCAATCTCTGATGAAGAATCATCGTTCTACTGCGATGCGCAAGGGAATATTTATCGCTACAACGCAAAGCGAAAAAAGATGAGTTCAATCAACCCTCGAGACCGTGGAAGAAAGAATCTTGAAGTTGCGATTCACTTCAAGAGTTCAACAAAAAACTTTCTGGTCAAATACCTGATCGCCCTCGCAATCTTTCCATACGTGCGATTCACACAAAACCGAGTCGGACACTTAGACGGTAACCTCATGAACAACAAGGTCGACAACATCTTCGTTGACATAACCATCGAAGAGCGCGACAAGAACATCTACTAGAAGAGACTAGCCGAGACGGTACGAGAAGAAACAACAAAGCATTTAAACGAAAGGAAACAAAACAAAATGCAATTAACTAAAGCTGTTATCAAGAATTTTAGAAACATTAAGGACTTATCCTTCGACTTCACAAAGACGACCGCCATTGTTGGCAAAAACCACATCGGCAAGACGAACACGCTTCATGCTGTCTACTGGGTGTTGGCTGACGCCTTGCTCGACAATTCAAAAGAGTTCGATTCCATTACCCCAACTGACGATAGAAGAGCAACAACCATGGTCGAGTTGACCTTCGATGATGGCTTCAAGGTCGCTAAGACCTACAAGGAAATCTGGCAGAAGATTCGCGGAACCAGTTCCGAGAGATTAACTGGTCATGATACTACCTACATCATCAACGACATTACTTATAAGAGAATCAGCGAAGCGGTCGCTGTTATCAGAAAGCAGATTCTCGGCGAAGAGACCGAAAACAAGAGCGTTGACCTTATCAAAGCATTAATCAACCCTTTATACCTCTTTTTACAGGAAGATTGGAAGAAAGCGAGAACTTTTATCACATCTCTTGTAAAAATCAAGAGTGACGATGAAATCATCGCTGAAGAAGCAAAGTTCAAGGATATTTCCGCCGACCTCTCCAAGTACAACAACAAGACCGATGTCCTGATGAGATACTACTCTGAAAAAATCGAGACCGCAAACAAGGAAATCAAGCAGAGCGACATCCTCATTGAGGACTACAACAAGCAAATCTCCGAAAATAAAGTCACTGATGAAGAAGTCATGACCGCCCAGTCTGAAAAAGACAAATACAACGCCGACTTGATCGCTATCAAGAAAGGCGATGTAGACACGAGAGCAAAAGCCCTGGAAGATGCCAAGAGAGAAGTCACAAGAGAAATCTCCGACATCGAGAATGGCTTACGCGAAAAGAAAGCCAAAGCCGAATACGAGAACTATCAACAGCGCAGTGCATTGCTTGACCGCTCTAACGAGTTGAGAACTACCTTACATTCCAAGCGTGGAGAACTCGGCATTCACAACGCACTGGAAGAACAATTGACCGCCCAGCAGGACAAACTCAAGAGACTCAACAAAACCAGAGAAAACTACCTCGAACAGTACAAGAAAATCAAAGCCGAGACGTTCAGCTTCGATAAGAAAGTCTGTCCACATTGTGGAATGCAACTCAACGAAGAAGAGGAAGAAAAAGCCTTGCAGGAGTTCAACTCTTCCAAGGAGATGCGACTCGGAATCGTTGCCAACAATGGCAAGAACAATAACTATGAAATCTCCAAAGTTGAAGCCGAAATCGAACAAACAAAGCGCAGTCTAGCCGAAAGAGACATCAATGCCCTTAGAGCCGAAATCGAAAGATTAGATGCCGAAAAGGTCAAACTTGATGCTGAAATCGACAAAATTCCACTCACAGTTAACGACTTTAGCCCTGCCAACGATGAATCCTGGCTAAAGGCTAACGAGAAACTCAAGGAACTCAACCGCAATATCAACGAAGCAAACATCGCATCCACCGCCAGCGTTCAGTCCGCAATCAATGACTACAAATTAGCAAACGCCAAAATCCAGGAGCACTTCTCCGAAATCGAAAGAAAGAAGCTCATCTGCGAGATTAACCAGAAGAACCTCAACAACGAAGAAACAAAGAGAATGGCAAGCACTGCCGACCTTACCAAGTACGAGAAGTTAAAGCTCATCTTGAAGGACTTCATCCTTGCCAAACTCGCCATGATCAACGAGTCCACAAAGCAAATCTTCCCCGACATCGAGTTCACACTGGTTGAACAAAACATCACTGAAGGTTCGTTCGATGAAGTCTGCTATCCACTAATCGTTGGCAAGAAAACACCATTCGCCAATGGTTCCAACTCTGAAAGAATCTTGACTGGTATCCACATCATCAACGACTTACATCATTTCTTAGGTATCCAGCCACTGCCGATTATCTTCGATGAAGGCGAAACCCTTGACGACTTCTCCGTAAACGAAATCGTGACTGACAATCAGGTCATTTATTCCAAGGTCGATTCTAGATTCGCAATCGACTATCCAACAGCCATTTAAAAGAAAGAAATAGAGGTTAAATCAAAAAATGGAAAACAAATTAGTAAACATGAACAAAGCCAGCATCACCAAGGCTGGCGTTCAGAAAGTCACCGAAACTTACGTTAACTCTATCACTGCTCACTTAAATACTATCCACATTGATGTTCGCCCAGCTCAAACGCAGGCAATCATGTTTGGCATTCAGAAGCTCAATGCCATGATTGATGCTAAGAGAGAAGAAAAGCTTACTTTAAGCGACTTAGACTTCTCCTCGACTACATCCGCCTTGACCATGGTCGCTCTTACCGAAATCAACATGATGTCTTTCAAGCCTGATGGTTACTTCGAGCTTAGAAAAGATTACAAAGCCAATAAATACATGGTCAACTTCCAACCTCAAGGAAACGGCGTTCGAACCCTTGTTCAAAAATTCGGTGTCGGAGTCAAAAAAGTCTATGATCCTTGGATTGTTAGAGAGGGTGATGAATTCATCTATCCTCACTTCAAAGGTCTCGAAATGACTCCACCAGAATGGACTCCAAAGGGCGACGGAAAGACCACAAGAGTGGTTGTTCCGATTGAATATGAAGACGGTCATGTCGAATACAAAATCGCCGAAAGAGAAAGCGCAAAGCAGAATTTACTCGCCCACATCTCAAACAACCTCACAAATGGCGCTAAAGAAAATCGTAACATTGAAGGTTTCAAAAAGTTAGTCGATAAGTCCGCGAACATGACTCTCGACCAGTGCTGTGAAGATAACGAATTCGTCGTAGTCGGTAAGATGTCGCCTTCCTGGAGAGGAATCAACCGCGAAGAGATGATCATCACTAAGTTAATCAAGAATGCTTTGAAGAGAGTTCCAATCGACCTCGAATTCTACAACGTCACGCAAATGGATGGCGACTCTCCAATCATGGATGAAGAAGCCTCTATCTTCGACTTCAGCAACCAGGACATCAGCACCGCACCTGAAGAAGAAAGCACGGACAAGTCACTCCCAACCATTGAGGACAAAAAGCCCACCGTTCCAGCCACTCCAAAGACTGCCGAAAAGGTAGCCACTGCGCCAGCATCCGACAGCGGAATGACCGCTCAAGACGATGAGGAGATGCCCTTCTAGCCATGGACAGCGAAGATACATTCGAACTGGTCGTTATCGGCTCAAGTTCCGCAGGCAATGCCTACCTTATGAAGATTGAAGGAGAAGTCATACTCGTTGAGTGTGGCTTCCCCTACAAAAAGTTAATCAAAGAAACCTTATACACACCAATCAAGCTCGAAGAAGCTAAAGCGTGCCTTATCACCCACGGACACAAAGACCACGCTCACGCCATTAAAGAAATCAACAAGATGATGCCAACCTTCGCATCCATGCCGACACTTCAAGACAGCCTAAAAATCATCAAAGCAAATCAAATCTTGCACGCCTTAGAAGCAAAGCAGATTACTTCAAAAATTAAAATCTTTCCCTTCGAAGTTGTTCACGATTTCCCCCAGTCACTCGGATTCATCATCGTTTCTGAAACAACAAAAGTACTCTTCATCAACGACTGCTCAAAGATACTGGTCAACCTTGAGAACTGGGAATTTGACTACATCTTCATCGAATGCAACTACGTTGACCAACTGCTCCACATCCAGTTAAACAAGGCTGTCCAAGACGGAAATCGAATCATCTTTAAACAGCTTGACCGAGTTCACAAGGTACATCTCGGACTTGCTGGCACCTTAAAAATCCTAAAGTCCATGAAACTTGACAAGACAAAGGCAATCTTCCTTATGCACCTATCAGATAGAAACGCAAACGTAAAGATGATCAAGGAGAAATGCGAGAGTGAACTACCAGGTAAAAAGGTGTTCATTTGTCGAAAGAATGGGGGGTTAGAATAGCCATGAAATTCAACGAAAAAGTGGATGAACCAACACTCCCACCAGTGACCTATTCACTACGAATTAGCCACGGAAAAGACGTCGTGAATCTTCAATTTTTACGCCTTGATACTGCAAAGGATGCGTTCATCCGTAGCGTGCACAACATGCTTTCTGAAGAGGGCGGTAAAAAGCAATACTGCAGTGTCAATTTGCTGAAGATTACCGTCCTCGGTGAAAACAAAGAAAACAGCGATGTTATCGCAAAATTTGAGTGTTAGCCGACCAACTAAACCAGAAAGAAAAACGAGGTAAAAACTATGCCAATAAGAATCAGTGATAAGGAGTTTGACTTCTTATACCAACTAGCTGTTGGAGAGAACCTGGGCAAAGTCCAAAAGTCTCTAAACATGAGCGACTACGAAATTTGTCGCTTGACATGTAAGATGCGCAATGAACTCGATGAAAGAATCAAGAATCATCTCGAACTCATTCGACAGCAGGAGTTCATCGAGGAAAATAGCAAAAAGAAAACTGTCACAAGAAGTGACTTCAAAAACAAATACGTCAAGAAAGACATCCTACGATGATGCCTCACAAAACGAAAGGAGAAAGCCACAATGAGCGCTAACGATTCGAAAATCTACTACTGGCTGAAACTTTCCAAGAACTTCTTTGATAACCACAAGATCAGAGTCATTGAAGGACTGCCGAACGGCAAAGATTACATCCTCTTCTACCTCAAGCTCATGTGTGAATCAACATCACACGAGGGCACTCTCCGTTTCTCCGATGACATACCCTACGATGAGCAAATGCTCGCCACGATCACCAACACAAACATCGATGTAGCTCACAATGCTCTTCAAATCTTCGGCAAGCTCGGAATGGTCAAAATCGATGAAAACGGCACCTACATCCTACCAGAGGTTCAAAACCTCATCGGAAAGGAAACAGGAATGGCAATTCGCATGAGAGAATACCGAAAAAATGCCGATTCTATCGCAAATGAGGTTACATTGTACCCTGCTTGTAACCAAAACGTACCCAATTTGTCACCTAGAGTTAAGAGTATAGAGTTAAGAGAAAGAAAAAAGGAGAGAGATAAACTCTCTCCTAAAAAAGAAATGGAGAGAGAGGCTGATTCTTCTATTTCTGAAACGGACACGGAATTCGACACGCAAGACGGAACGGAAACGAATCCAATGACCGAGGAAGAAAAGAAGATCAACGATGAACACTTCAAAAAATTCGTGAATCTCTACCCTTCTTGGAAATTCGGAAAACTCACCATGGGCTATGTCAAACGACTCTGGAACTCAATCGAGAACATCGGAGATGAATATCCCTGGATCATGACCTACGTCGAGAACAAGCTAATCAACGAAAGCCAATACCTGCCAAGAGTTGACAAGTTCCTAACAAATCAAGCATTCAGGGATCATGACCGATACGAAAGAAATTACAACTACATGACCATCAAGGAAGAACTGGAAGATAAACAACCAGTAGCCAGTTCACAAGACCTAGAAGAGTTAAGCAAACAACTGGGTCTATAAACAATCAACCACAAGGAGAACAAAAGAACATGCTAAATAATCCAATCGACTTTAAGACACTTAAGACTATCGTTCGCAACGTTCTCATCCTCAATACGAAAACTCGCTCCGATGATTTTATCCTCATCGGCGAGGTTATCAAAAACCTAGGAATCAATGACAAACTACCACTCAACCAACTAATCGAACATCATTCAGAGTTAGAGATTCCATCCTTCGAAAGCATCACAAGAGCAAGAAGGGCACTCCAGGAAAAAGAACCCTGGCTACAAGCACCAGTCGAGGTTCAGCAAGAAAGAGCCTTGGAAGAAGAACAGGCAAGGGAGATGTTCAGAAATGACAAAAAATCAGTATAAAGTCGAACTGACCTACAAAAAGGTCGAAACCTACAATGCCGAAAACGCCGAACTCGCCAAAAGCCAAGCGAAAACGGCTACTCTAGGCGGTTTAATGCCTTGTCACGTTAAAGTTATCGAGGAAATCGAAAGCGTGGCGCAAAATGCCATTTCCGCAAGCCTTACCGACTTATCAAGGTTGAATCTTCTCGAAGACAAGGAAATCGAGTGCGCCAGATGCGGAAAAATCATTCATATGCCACAAGCCCTCGTCGCCAAGCTCGACGAGAACAGCGACCAGTATTCCCTGGTATGCAAAGACTGTGCTCTAAAGTTAGTTAAAAGATAAACAAATATCGAGGTAAACAAAATATGACTATACAAGAACAAGTAGAAAAAGAAGGACTGGGAACACCGAAAAGAATCATTGGCGACTACCTTCTCGAAAGAATGAAGAACGATCCAGACATGGAGAAGAAATACGATGAGGCGAAAAGAACTCTTGATGGATGCTACAGCTTCATCACTGCTGTAGCAAAAAGAAAAGCGGTAGACAGCTGTTATTGTATGACCGATGAAGAAGCCTTCGACCTGGCTGTTCACTATGCGTTAGATGGCGCTGGAAACGATTTAGAGGAACCAGCAAACACCAATGACAGCGAAGAAAAGCCAGTGGAACCTATTATCAAGCCTGCTCCGCAACCGCAGCCAAAACAAAAGAAGGTTAAGACTGCCAAGGTAGAGAAGAAAGACTTCGGAGAACAACTTACACTCTTTTAAAACAAAAGGAGAACTCTATGAAATTTGTAACAGGAAAATCTTATCAACCAAGCGAGGTTATTTCCAAACTTTCCGAGTTTGACAAGAAAGACCTCGACATTACGATAAACAATCTTAAATCTAAGGATTTAAAGTACGTTGCAATGATCAAAAAAGAAGATGATGGCTTCGCAATTTATGTCTACGCCACGATCGCCAATTCCTCGGTTAAAAATCAGCGCAAAACTGAACTTGCCTGTGTGTTCAGAAATGATGCAAAACTCGTGTCTAACAAACTCTACTACACCTATCTTGCAGGCTATCGCTACTACTTCAAAGGCATGAAGAAAAGACACACCTACCAGTTCACATCCTACGATGAAGAACAACCGCTCTGCTACGTTGCCCTTGATACAAACGCCGAACTCAACATGGGTATCGCTGACTGGATACATCGCGACAGGTACTTAAAAAACCAGTGCCTCAACGATAAGAAACTGAAACACATTGACTTCACGGACATTGAGAACTACTGGGATCTAAAAGATGTGTGGAACTTCTTGTCAAATGTCTATAACCACCCAACCGAGTGTGAAATTCTTATCAAACAGGGTTACGGCATCTACATCGTCAACAACTGCATCTTCAAGGGCGATAAAAGAAAGTGGATTGACACCCTCAAAAAACTCAAATTGTACGGGATCCCTACAATCGACATGGTGCTATTAAATTTCAATCTTAAATATAACAAGAGTGGAAGTATTAAGAACATCACTGGTAGTGAAATAAGAACTTTATATAGTGTCATGAAGAGAGTCAAGCAGAACGAATCATTCGCCAAACATTTACTAGCTTATGTCAGAGAACAAGGCACATCACTTACCGAATACAAAGACTTTATCAAAATTCGTGAAAGCCTTGGAATGACTGTCACCGAACCTTCAGCAATTCTTCCTCACGATCTCAACGAAACACTAAAGCGACTTCGCGAAACAAAGAAACGCGTTGAAGAAGCGGAGAGACGTCGTGTCGAAGCTGAAAGAGAAAAGGAAAAGAAGAGGGAACAAGAGGAAGTTGAAGAAAAACTCGCATCAACAATTGTTGACCTCACTATCAAGAGCGACATCTACTCCGTCTACCAGCCAAAAGTAACAAGCGACTTCATCAGAATTGGTGAAGAGATGTCAAACTGCGTTGGCTGGAACTGCTACGACAAAAAAGTCGCCGAAAAGAAGTGCCTCATCTTCGAGATCCTGAAGGACAAAACGCCTTACGCTTGCCTTGAAGTCGATGGACACGGTATCCAGCAACTGTATCTCAAGAAGAATCAAGTCTGCGATGCTGAAACAAGACAGTTTGTTCTTAAACAAATCGTTCCGCAAACAAGAAGTTATTTCGCATAAGGAGAACCAAAAATGAACTTAAAAATGCTTATTTACTGTACCAAAGCAAAGGGTAAAAACTACTATCTTCGCAAATTACCAAACGGAAGATACTGTCTTAGCAGGGACAAAGGCAATTCGTTAAACGGCAAAATCGTGGCTGTGAGTGACTTCGATGTAGAAGAAATTATCCACACCTACGAAAATAAGGGCACTACTCATCATCGCTACAACACGAAAACTCTTGATAACGAGCAACTTCTAAGAAAGTCACGCATATTTGGACAGGGCTTAAATGATTACCTAGGCGACCACGACTACGATAAAAACAACAACGTTGTCGGCTACGCAATCCACATTAAAAACTTGAACATCTTCGATAAGTCTAAAGAGTTAAGTGATTTCTATACACATGACAATTCATACGACAATTTGTTTGGTTGGGCTTTTGAAGATAGAGAAAAATATATACCACTTAAAAAAGCGCCGCAAAACATGTGCTATGCGTTCGACAAATACGGCAACAAATACGTTGTTATCTCCGTTCATCCAGAATGGCTTTGCCTAATCTTGAACGGATTAAAAGACGTAGAACTTAGAAGAAAGGTTTTAAAGGAGATGAAAGAATGAACAATGTAATATTAATTTTATTTTTATGCTTAGTTGGCCATTGCATAGGAGACTATGTTCTTCAAACTGATTTCATTGCAAAGGCAAAAAGTCCTAAGTTTTGGAAAGAGACAAATGATAAGAGAGGCTGGATACCTGTACTTATCGCTCATTCATTGATTTGGTCTTTCTGTACCTTTTCTCCATTATTATATTTTTACGGAAGTATTTGGTTGGTTGTTTGTTCGTTTATTATCAACGCTTTCATTCATTTCTTTGTGGATTGGCTTAAATGTGCTGGACGTAGCAACATGTTGATAGACCAATGTATTCATCTGTTCCAAATTTTAATTACACTTTTAGTTTTATATTTAATTAAATAAAGGAGATGTTATAAACATGATTCTAAAAACTACTGAAAAGAAGATAAGAGATAACAACTGGGATCACCACATTTATGAACCAGGTTGCTTTTTTAAAGAAATCAATGGCGTTAAGGTTGAACTCGCAGAAAAAGACTACGAAGAACACCAGGATGAAAAAGAGTCCGACTATGAAGTATTCTACTTTGAGGACCCTAGCTCTCCTGATGGTATCGTTTCCATAGGTCAAGAATTAAAGAAACTGGAGATGAACAACAAAGGAACTACTAAGATTGAATTAAAAAGACACGATATATTAAAAATCCAAGACAGAAAATAT